ACCGTAACGGAGTATCCCGGCGGCGGCAGGGATGTGCGGAAGGTCATTGATGTGCCGGGCGTACCGGCAAGACCCGCGTGGACCGAGCAGCTGCCCATCCAGAGGTACATCCGCTACACCGCCGAAGAGCTGGCCGCGCAGGAAGAAGCGCGCAAAAAGGCCGAAGCCCGGGAGAAGCTGCCGGACACGGTGGCGGCACTGCAAAAAGAAAACGAGATGTTGAAACAGTGCTTGCTTGAAATGAGCGAGATTGTTTATGCATAAAATCACACAAGCATTAGAAAGGTTGGTACGTATGATGGCGATGTTGTGGGCACAGGAAATCATGTCTGCTGAGACTATGGAGGAGGCAAAGGCTCTGTATGAGCGCTGCCCCCGCCTGCTGAAGGAGAAGGTCAAGGCAATTCTCATCAAGAGCGGCTTTGAGGAAATCACGCAGTAAGGACGCTGAGGGCAAGGCAGATCAGTAGCTGGAAGAGAACGTGAAAATCGGGGCCTGACCCCGTGAAAGGACGTGATACATATGGCGATCAAACAGTATAGCCTGAAGAAGGACGGCGCAGCGCAGCTCTCCCCCGCGTTCCGCGTGCGGGAGTTCCGCTGCCGCGACGGCACCGACACCATCCTCATTGACGAGGGCCTTGTGGTGCTGCTGCAGTGCATCCGGGAGCACTTCGGCAAGCCGGTGACCATCACCAGCGGCTACCGCACCGCTGCACACAACAGGGCTGTGGGCGGCTCTAAATCCAGCCAGCACCTGCTGGGCCGGGCCGCTGACATTCAGGTGCAGGATACCGACCCGCTGGCTGTGGCCGCCTACGCAGAGAGCCTGATGCCCGGCTGGGGCGGCGTGGGCCGCTACCCGGTCAAGGCAGGCCGGGCAAAGGGCTGGGTGCACGTAGACACCCGCCCGAACAAGAGCCGGTGGACGCTGTGAGGGGGACAACATGGCAAGTTACCTGATCTCTGATGCACCTTATGCATCGTGGCTCTCCGAGGTATTAGCTACACTGGAAGAGCACAAAATCAGTCAGCTCGCGATAGCCGCACCTTTGCCCACGGGTGAAGTGTTCACCGGCTATTTCGGTATGGACACGATGGACAAGGCGCTGATCGCAACGAACATTCAGGCCGACGCTACCATGGATGTGGTCTGTGCCAACGGCCAGCGTATCCAGCAGGCGTGGGAAGATAACATTGAAGATTCGGAGGATTGATACCAATGCAGCAGATTTTCTCGTACATCTCCGCGCACTGGATGGAGGGAGCCATCTGGCTGCTGGGTCTTGGCTGGGGCTACCTCGTAAAGAAAGTAACCGAGTACAAAACCATCAAGGACGGCCTGCTGGCCATCATGCATGACCGGCTGTATCAGGCGTGCACCTACTACAGCCAGCAGGGCTGGATCAATGCCAGCGGCCTGAAGAACCTCGAATACTTATACCAAAGTTACCACGCGCTGGGCGGCAATGGCACCGGCACCGAGCTTTATAACCGGGCCAAGGCGCTGCCCATCCGCGATTAAATGCAAGCCCGGCAGCGCCGGGAGAAAGGACCTGACTATGACCGCACACACCTACAACGCACCCACCATCTCCGCAGGCACCATTGCCCGCACCGCCTGCCTGCTGCTGGCCCTGACCAATCAGGTGCTGTCTGCACTGGGCAAGCCC